TACCCACCGGTTAATGTAAAACCCTTACGGCGTTCTACAAATCTATTTATACAAGAATTGGTGCCGGCACCATGAATCGAACACGGGACCTACTGATTACAAGTCAGTTGCTCTACCTGCTGAGCTATACCGGCTAATTCTTAAATTTTACCAGTTGAACCAATACCACCTTTGCGGTCTGTCTTAATTCCTGGCTTCTTTTTAATTTCTTTAATGTCTTGTTGAGTAACACAAGCTAATCTGCATTGAGCCAATCTGTCGCCGTCGTGAACATGAGCCACGGTATCTGACACATTGTGTACAATAATATGCGTTTCATCGACATAATCAGAATCAATTATACCGATACTATTAACTAATGTCAATCCCATCTTTGTTGCTACACTTGAACGAATAAACATTTCCATTACATGATTGATTGGAATATCAAATATCAATCCTGTAGGTATGAGTACTCTTGTGCCTGGTGTAATGGCTAAACCATTCTTTTTCACCAAGATGTCTACTTCCTTATTAAAAGGAGTATATGATTTAACACGTTCACCTACAGTTAAGCATGCTCGTACGTCAAAGCATGCTGAACCTTGTGTTGCGTATTGAGGGATAGTTGCGTTCTCACGCGTTTTGTAAACTTTCATAATATATGTTCCTATTTGTTATATTATATAACAGTTATGTTGGAATGTCAATAGTTTATTTTTTACCTATGTTATACTTGACTGTCAGATCCCAATCACTCTTTTCTTTAAATGAAATGATTTTAATTTGATTTAGAGAAGCAACTGGATCTTTCGTTTTTGAAGGATCGACGATCTTAACAAGTTCCCATTCTTCCAATAAGTTCACTATCGTATTACGACGTGATATATCTTCTTCCGTTAACGTGTTATGCTTACCGTCTAAAATAAACAATTCTTTAAAATGTAGTATTGAGTACCTACCTTGTTTGTGTAGGATATGACAAGACTGATATAACTTTTTTTCTTTTCGGCTTGATATGCCGATACGAGTCAATGTTTCTTTTACCTTAAGGAAAGAATCCTGCGTGGGTAATTCAACTTCGACACCGACTCCTTTGAAAATATCTGTGTCCATGATTTATATTCACCTGTTAATTATTATAGTTAGTGGCAATGGTATTATACCATATCAGATTATTTATAATAATCATAACTTAACCACCTTCATTAACTTTATCACAGACAATTTCAAGTTGCTCTTTGTTCAATACCTTAAGATATTGTTTGGCAACAGTTCGGTTACATTGATAAACTTCTTGGATAGCATCTAGGTTAGTATCTTTATCTGCCTTAGGCCATTTAGAGAATCTCTTACGCTTACGAAGTACAGAACGATAATAATCGAACTGAGCTCCATAAAATAAATGATGACGCATATTCATTTCGTTTGCATGTAAGATAGTATCCTCAAAATTTGTAAAGCCACGGTTCACTACATAAGGCGTATACATCTTTTCAGTATGTTCAGGTATATCGCTATTGCGAATTAGATCTTCCTTAGAAAAGGACGCAGCGTTCATAAAATCAAACGGGTTTAGGTCTTTCATCAATGATCTCCTCTAATTCTTTTGCCATAACGTTAAAATTAACACCACACTTATCACAAAGAATAAGTTTGTGTTTGCCTTCTGCTGTATTGAGTTCAACCGTATATGATTTCTTTTTGGATGTCTTGGTACCGCAATTAAAACACTCAAGTCTTCCAATCATTATGAGTACTCACATTCAATCATTACTTCAGTTAAGAACGCAACCATATTGATTTCTTGGTCAGCAACCAATCCTGACTTGTACATATAATCAGCAAGAGTGACAATAAAGCCTGCTTGTGATTGTAGTGTTACCTTATCAGAACACATATCATAGATACGTCGAAACATTTCATTCATATCTTGATCTGAGTTCTTGGCAACCCATTTACGCATTTCAGTAAATTGCTTTGCCTTGAGTAAACGAAATACGTCGTCAATAGATTCTTGTTTTAAATTAACAAAGATACCTTCATCAATTTTACCAGAAGCTGCATACGATTGTAATTCAGTTAATACTCTACGGAAATCAGGAAAGTGTTTCTCGATTACTTTAGCAACTACCTTAGGATCATATTCGACTTCTTCTTGGTCAAGTATTGCCTTAACTCTTTTGAAGAACTCCATTGCCATTTGTGGACGGTCACTTGTATCAATAGTAAAGTCTACTTCTGATAACCTTGAACGTAATGGAGTGATAATACGATTCTTGAAATTACAAGTAAAGATAAAGCCACAGTTTGAACTATACTCTTCAATAAAGTTACGTAATGCCGGTTGGACATTAGCTGCGTTCAAATAATCTGCTTCATCAAAGATTACATACTTACGACCTGTACCTGTTAGAGATACTGCGGAAGCAAATGTTGAGATGTCGTATCGGAGGGTATCAATATTAACATTGAGAGAACCATTCTTTACGATATAATCGCAACCGAGTTCTTCGAGCATGGCTTTGGCAATTGTAGTTTTACCTACACCTGGACCACCTGTTAATAATAGATTTGGAACACTGCCGTCTGATACGAACTTACGGAATGTTTCTTTTGTCTTGTTTGGTAGAATAGTATCATCAACGATTTGCGGACGGTACTTCTCAACCCATAAGACTTCGTTTGATTTTGCATCAATCATAATTCACCATAAACATAATATAAAAAAAATTTGAGAAAACGCGAGGGTGTTTCCACCCTCACTTCTCGAGAAATGAGTTATTGTTTAACCAACAACTTTATCAGCTAGCTCGCCTTGGGCGGCCTCTGAAGTATCAATGGCAGCATCCTGTTGACCAATCGCGTTTGCGTCTGGTTGTTGGGGACCTTTTTGCCTGAGGAATGCTTCGAGTTTATTTCTTAGCGTTCCAACACCGGCAAGTTCTTGCCCTTGGAATCCACCACGTTGTGAGACTATGTCAATAATCTGCAACACAGTAGATAAATCTCCAAGATTGATTACCACTTCTTGTTCTTGACCTTGTTGGTCAAAATTACCTTGTACTGGTTCATTCATAATGTTTACCTTTTATTATAAGTCGACTTTGAATCTATAGCCACGTAATACGTGACCCCTTCTCCTTTAAATTCTGAGATACCTTTTGAACAAAGAGTAACCTCATAATCTAATGGCATTAATTTCAAGTTATCGGTTTTAATGATAATTTGAAAATCATCAACAGCTTCTCCAATCTCGATGCCAAAGTCATCTGCACCATTATTAGAACTGTCGATTGCTTTCAGATAACACTTGCCGCCTTCGCCTACAAATGCAATCTCTGAAAATTGTAATACCCCTGCTGCCTTCAATACTGAAGACAAATCTCCGTCAGTGACCGATACTGTTACATCAGCAGAAGGAATAGTAATATCCTTTTCTGGTGGAGTATGGATCATCGAGAGATCAGCAAACACGTACTTAGTTCTGCGCTTACCTTCCGATATAATAAAGTATTTATCAAAAAACTCCACATCCGGATCATTATACAGAGATAAAATTGATAAAAATCTTGAAAGATCGTAAACACACGCATCAGAAGGTATTTCATCTGGTATGTCAGCGATCGCAATCAATGTTTTCTCTGGAGTTATAGTCTTGATAACATTACCACTGGACAATAAGATTGACTTATTGATAGCAGTAAAGCTTTTTAAGACCGTCAAGGTTTCGTTAGAAAATTTCATTATATAAATTTCTCCATTTAGTTAATATTGTTGTATATTATATACCAATTACTTGGCTTTGTCAACAGGATTGTAAGATTTCTTATTAGATTGTTGATCTGCAGTTGCTGTAACACCTAATTGACCTAAGCTTCCCATATCACCTTTAAAGATATATGAACCAACATGGTTAAGTTTCATCCAAGGACACATCCATACTGAAAGGTCGGCTTTACGAGCCATCTTACAGAAGAAGTAATCTTCAGACAAGTACCTTCTTGATTCTGGGTCGATGACACAGTCGAAGAAAGCGTGAATATCTCGGGTTCCGTCAAATTGTTCTGTTCTAACGTGATCTGGTTTATATGCAAGTTCAGGATAGGTGTCGCGATATCTCTCTAACGCCTCTCTTGTGATTAACATAAACCCAGTACCACCTTCTGCAACTTCAACATGTTCCGAGAGTTTAAATGATTTCGTTCCGCTAACGGGATTGAAAACAAAATCCGATGTAAATTTTTCTAAGTTAAATGGGTTATCCTTTGCTTGTCCTTGTTGAGCAGCAATAGAAACTTTTTCCCATGCAATTGTCTTTTTAGGATATGGACCACAGACGATATCATATTTGTCTGGATCTGAAACTTGTAATGCAAGCAATGCTAACGCGTCTCTTGGATCAAATCCAATATCAGCATCAATAAACAATAAGTGTGTACAATCAGAACGAAGAAATTCATCTACAATATAATTCCTTGCTCTTTGAATTAGACTCTCATTAAATAGAAAGTAATACTTCAGTGGAATTTTATGAGTAGATGCTAACATACTCAGGTCGTTGGTTGACTTGGTATATAAACCAGTACATTGACCACCATACATTGGTGTACCAACAAACAGTCTTTGTTTTTGTAATTCTTCTGTCTTTACTTCTAGCTTCATACTGTAATTTGCTCCAAATCATTTTCTGCTCTGGTGATTGACTGTAATCTTAATACATCAGCCAATATGTCCCATGCAGAATCGTGTGCTTTAAATACTGAATCCCATTTCTCTTCGTTTGCACAAGGAGGGAATCCATTCTTCTTTAGACCAAAATCAAACTTTGCATCAATGAACGTTCTTGTATCTCTAACTGTCCAATGCTTTAATTTGTTTTGTAGATGACCGACTTTATTTTGAGACTTAAATAGTCTTTCTAATATAACAGGGTCGAATGAATTAGATCTTGACCACCAATAATCAATCTTTGGTCCGTCAATTAAAAAATCTGTAAACTGTTTGGTAAAGTCTTCAACCGATAGGTCTGAACTTTTAGGAGCAATATTCTTTCTTACTTCTGAATCTTGTTTAGACCAAAAGTCGAGAGTACCTTTATCGACTACCCAGCCGTAGTTCTTTACTTGCTCTGCTACATCCAACTTAAATTTCTTTGCTTTGAATACATCACTCAGATTATAAGGATCGTCTGATGTAAACTTGTCCCACTGAAATACCATAACAGATACATCAATGACTGCACAGTTGTGAACGTCTTGTCCCATTGTTTCGAAGTCGAGTATTAGATCGTTTCTATTGCTCATATGTTTACCTTGCATTTAATATACTATTATAACAAACTTTACTAGTCATGTCAATAGTTTTATCCAAAGAATTCAGATAAATTTGGAGTCGTATCTACACCATTCTTATCAAATTCCATTAACTGTTTAAAATTGTTCTGTCTTAAGTAAGTAGTATCAGAATCTTCCAATTCACCGGTTAGGAATTTGGCAATCTCAGTATGTAGATCTCTTGAAGTAACAACAGGAACGTTTTGAGCAATATGATTCATTTTCTTTAAACCATGTAATAACTCAAAGTCTTCAGGAAAGCCCATTAAGTGTAATGCTTCTCGAATCGTTAACGAACGTTCTTCAGTAGGATGAATCGTATCAACCATATTACGTCCAATCACTGCATTCATATATTCACCAAAGACATGTACTGATCCATCCCATACGCCTTTTCCATCTGCATACTTCATCATTGCGTGATCTGAGTACTTAACGCCTTTTTCATTACCTGTCTTATGAAACCATTCATTAGCTTCTTTCATCCAACCTTTCTTATTTACATAATTCAGAGTTGTCTTAACACCTTCTTCAATCATGATCTCTCTAACATCACGATTTGTTTTTGTCTTAATAAAATTATAATATGGTTCGTCAGGAACGTTCTTATTAATAATGATATCTTGATGTAACGCACTAGCAGGAATCTCTTGAAGATATTCAGCAAAATCTTTTCTATCACGATTATACCAATTCATTACAGGAGCGGACTCTGACTTCCATCCAATCGCAAAGGTCCTGTCGCGTCCCTGTGGAACTCCATGGAATCTCGTTGAGGTTTTATACAAGGATAAAGAATACCCACGCTCAGCGCATATCTCATATAGTCTATTTGCTACTGGACGTCCTTTGTTTGTAAACAATGCAGGAGCATTCTCAACGATGACTACCTTTGCACCAAGTTTATCAATACCATCTTGAAAGACCATATACATAAATTCGTTCTTAGCACAACCTGCACCTTTACTCTCTGTGGTTGTTCCTGTATTCAAT